GAAAGTTTGCATGCTGCACTCCTTGTGTTGGCTGAGGTCAGTCTACAAGGTTTTGCAGGGATTAGCTAATGTCCATTGCGTCAGTTCCGCGCTGGATCATGTCGGCATGCATATTTGAACAAGTGTTCAATAACGCGATATAAGCACGAACAAGGGCTTCCATTTCGTGATCGCCACGCATCCATCGGTCTTGCGGTAAACCGCGCTCTGCACGCTCTATAATCTTTGCTGCGATGGCAAAGTAGTCTGGTAGGTCATTCATCCTTTTCTCCCTCTTTTTCCATCCAATGGTAAATCCTGTGGCAATTACAGCACAGCGGGATGCACTTATCAATTTCTTCCCACATTTTCTTGAACTGTCCTTGCTGCAATAATTGACTTACCTTTGGGTCGCCGTTCTGGTCGGGGTGATGGAAATCTATTGCAGCGGGGTGAGAAAAGCCACAAAAAAAGCAGGACAAGCCTGCTTTGTAGTCTCGAAACTTTTGCTTTTGCTCTTGCTTTCGCTTTCGCGTTCGTTCAAGCGTGACTTCTCTGTTGCGCTGATACCAATCAGCACCGTAATTCTTGCTATACTCCCTGCGCTTCCCCTTGTCTTTGTAAGGCAAAGGTCAATCTTCTTATGTTGGCTACACGCTTGAAATATAACATATTTATTCAGGTCTTAGAACAGGTCGTATAGACTGCGACAATTTGTCAGTCTTAATGCACCACATATTAACATCACCGTCTGCAAACATGTACTTTTCCATGTCCTCATTGTCGCGGATCATAATCTGACATGCCTCATATGAGGGCAGCAGTATATACGACTGTATATCCATGCCGCGCACTGCGTATTCAATGTAAAAAGCTGTAAAAAATTCCATTACTAATGCCTCATTAAACTTTTCTGCGACTTCTTGAGCTTCTTTGTTTGTCTTAAATAGGTACGCATCTTTGGGTGGCGCTGACTTGCCCTCATTTATATCGGCTAAGAACTATTCCGATTTTATTTTCAATGACTTAGGGGTGGCGCTAACTTGCCCTCATTTATCGCGTGTTTTAGCTGGGATGGGATTACCACCTTTGACATAAGGCAAATGATTATCTATATTATTGGTGTGGCGGCTCTAGTTTCATCCGCATTAAGACCCTACCAAGGGCCACCTTAGCGAGCTGTTCTGTATATTGTCTAGCTATCTTAGGATTACTGCAGATTATCGCTATGGTGCCGTCCTGAAGGGTGCCGATCCACTTGTTACTTTTGACTTCCAGTAACTTGTACGCAGAAGAGTCCGCTGTTTTGGTCTTTAACGAGCATTTTGGCTTTCTGTCTTTCGTCATAGCAGGCTTTTTCAACTTGATATGTGCCTAGTTGGTAATATTCTAGTTTACCGTTCATGAGATGTATCCAGAGAAGTACCCACATCACCATCTACCTAAGTATTTGCCAAGGTAATATACGGAAAGTCCTAGAAATATTACAGCCATGAGAATGCCAAGAGCAGTTGCAATGGCTTCATTGCGTTCTTCTCTGGCTTTTTCTGCAGCTTTTTTGGCTGCTTGGCGCTCTTTGCGGGCTTCTGCTTGCCATTGTTGCCACCTATCCCAGGTGCCAGAGGGAGCATACAATCGGCAGTAGCTTTCTAGCTCCTTACGTTGCTGCCTTAGCTTCTCTAATGCTTGAAACTCTTCCCAGTCTCCCTGTTCACCGCCAGCTATTGCGGTGAATGGACTTGATTTCTTTTTATTGATTGCTTCTTTTATATCTTCTTCGGCACCAAGGAACTTACCTACAGCACCAATAAGACCTGCTGTCTCCCTACCGTTAGAGAGTGCCGTCTTGATTACAGAATATGCAGCGTTTGCAGCAGCAATAGATTCTAAGATAGCCATCTATCTCTCTATGAGTCTATCCAGCTTTCCTTCTAAACGATCTAGTCGATCTATTACGCGATCCATATCAGATTGCTGGCGGTTTACGGATACATACTCTTTGGCTATTTCCTCACGAGTACGATTCAAGAGAACGGTTATGCGTTTTAATTCTTCGTGCTGAGACTTACACCACCACCCACCAATTGTGATGATAAGTCCCATAGCAATATCGACATACATATCCATGTGAAATTCCATGTGAAATCCTCTCAACGCCAAAATACCACAGGTAGGTAATTTAGTTCAATAGAACTTTCTTTCACTGGCACGTTCTTATATCGGTAGACGTTACGGTAGACGGTATATATATATCGGTAGTCTACCGATATGTATTATATTATATATATATATTATATACGCGCGCGTAATATGGTTATATTATAGGCTTAGAGATGGAACTCCTCCCTGGTCCATCTCTTGGCGGGCAGGCATATCCCCACCCTTTGCTTGCTCGCCTCATCAGAGGAGTAAACATGCAGAAGCTTTCTGCGATTAAGGATAAGATATCTCAACTGCCCCTTGAACAACAGGCAGAGTTGCTAGACTTGCTCCAGCAGCTAGAGGACGCTGAGAACAAAAAGAACGCCAAGGATGACTTCATAAGCTTTGTGAACCTCATGTGGCCTAGTTTTATTTCTGGTAGGCACCACAAAGATATGGCTGATGCCTTCGAACGTGTGGCACGAGGTGAACTCAAGCGTTTAATTATCAACATGCCACCCCGACACACCAAGTCTGAGTTCGCTTCCTATATGCTGCCAGCTTGGTTTCTGGGCAAGTACCCTGAGAAGAAAGTTATTCAGACGGCACACACTGCAGAACTAGCAGTTGGCTTTGGTCGTAAGGTTAGAAACCTGATTCAGTCTGAGGACTTCGCCAAAGTATTCCCTGGGATTACCCTGTCTTCTGACTCAAAAGCTGCGGGGCGTTGGAATACAAACAAACGTGGTGATTACTTTGCTATTGGTGTTGGCGGTGCGGTGACTGGTAAGGGTGCCGATCTGCTAATTATCGATGACCCGCACTCAGAACAAGATGCGCAGCAAGGCCAGTTCAACCCTGAAGTGTATGATCGTGTCTATGAGTGGTATACGTCTGGACCTCGCCAGCGTTTGCAGCCTGGTGGTGCGATCATTGTTGTTATGACCCGTTGGTCTAAGCGTGATCTAACAGGACAAATCCTAAACTCAATGACAGATAGGGCAGGTGTTGATGACTGGGAGGTGATTGAGTTCCCTGCAATCCTACCCTCTGGCAATCCCCTTTGGCCTGAATTCTGGTCTCAGAAAGAACTTGATGCCCTAAAAGCAGAACTTCCTGTATCCAAATGGTCAGCCCAGTACCAGCAGAATCCAACATCTGAAGAAGGGGCGCTGATCAAACGTGAGTGGTGGCAAAAATGGGAAGGCAGCAGACCGCCAGAATGCGAAGCTATTATACAATCTTGGGATACAGCGTTTCTAAAAACTCAAAGAAGTGACTACAGTGCCTGTACAACATGGGGTGTCTTCTATCACGAGGGAGCGCCTAACATAATTCTTTTGGATGCATACAAAGAAAAACTAGAGTTCCCAGAACTAAAGCGAGCAGCATACGATAAATACATGGAGTTTGAGCCAGACCAGATGATCGTGGAGAAAAAAGCTTCTGGTGCGCCTTTGATATTTGAGCTTCGATCTATGGGTATTCCTGTAACAGAGTTTACTCCATCAAGGGGTCAGGATAAGATTGCAAGGGTAAATGCAATAACAGACCTGTTCGCAAGCGGATCAATATGGTATCCTCCCACCAGATGGGCTGAAGAAGTGATTGAGGAATGTGCATCATTCCCGTCAGGGGATCATGATGACTTAGTGGACTCTACCACCCAAGCTCTGCTAAGGTTTAGACAAGGCGGTTGGGTGAGGGCCGAAATGGATGACTGGGATGACGAGCCAAAATACCGTAGACCAGTTGAGTATTACTAGAAGCAGCACCGCTGCGCATGTGAAACGGAGATAGGCATGGCTATCGAAAAGCAGATGGAACCTTCTGATCTTGAGATCGAAGAAACAGACGCGACAAACATTGAAGTTGAAATAGTAAACCCAGATGCGGTTTCTATTGAGACTGAAGACGGCGGAGTGATCATTGATTTCGAAGGGGGCATTGCTGAAGATATCATGGGTCCAGACCACGATGCCAATTTAGCAGAGTTTATTGACGAAGCTACACTCCAATCGATGGCATCTGAGCTTGTGGGGGATTTTAACTCAGACCGCGAATCACGGCAAGATTGGGCAAGAGCATACGTCAAAGGTCTTGACCTGTTGGGCATGAAGATTGAAGAACGTAGTCAACCTTGGGCAGGTGCGTCAGGAGTATTTCACCCAGTTCTAACTGAAGCAGTTGTTAGATTCCAAGCTCAAGCTATGGGTGAAATATTCCCAGCGTCTGGTCCAGTTAAGACAAAGATTATGGGCAAGCTGACACCAGAGAAAGCTGATCAGGCTGACCGAATCCAAACTGAAATGAACTACCTACTCACGGAAGAAATGACAGAATACCGTGATGAAACTGAACAGATGTTGTTCAAACTTCCTCTTGCGGGTTCTGCTTTCAAGAAGGTTTACTATGATCCACTAGAGGATCGTCCAGTTGCCATGTTTGTTCCAGCAGAAGACTTTGTTGTTTCATATGGTGCGTCAGACCTAGCGTCTTGCCCGCGCTACACGCACATCATGAAGAAAACATCTAATGAGATTCTAGAGCTGCAGGTTGCGGGGTTCTATCGTGATGTAGACCTGCCTGACCCAGAGCCAGACTTTACAGATATCCAAGAAAAATATGATGAGCTTGATGGGGAGAGCGCAATCATAGAAGATGATGACCGTCACACAATTCTAGAAATGCATGTTACCATGAACATGCCAGAAGAGTTTGATGATCCAGATAATATTGCTCGTCCATACGTTATAACAATCGATAAAACATCTCGTGAGATTTTAGCAATCAGACGCAACTGGTATGAAGATGACGCAAAGAAAAAGAAACGACTCCACTTCGTTCATTACAAATATCTCCCAGGTCTTGGATTCTATGGAACGGGACTTATCCACCTTATTGGCGGGCTTGCAAAATCGGCTACCTCGATTCTCCGTCAGCTCATTGACGCTGGTACGCTATCGAATTTACCTGCTGGTCTTAAAGCTCGCGGTCTTCGCATTAAAGGTGATGACAGTCCGCTTATGCCTGGTGAGTTCAGGGACGTGGATGTTCCAGGCGGTGCAATACGGGATTCGATTACGTTCATCCCTTACAAAGAGCCATCGTCGGTACTCTACTCTTTACTTGGAAACATTGTCGAAGAGGGACGCAGAATTGGATCAGTAGCGGATATCCAAGTAGGCGATATGAATTCTCAGGCACCAGTGGGTACAACACTGGCGCTAATGGAACGATCCATGAAAGTTATGTCTGGCGTACAGGCGCGTATGCATGCGTCCATGAAGAACGAGTTGCGTCTATTAGCTCGTATTATTCGTGACTACATGCCAGAAGAATACGCCTATGAGATGGACGGTGACTTCAACCGCAGGCAGGACTTTGACTCTCGTGTTGATGTAATACCTGTATCTGATCCTAATGCTGCAACTATGTCTCAAAGAATTATGCAGTATCAGGCTGCGCTGCAGCTTTCTCAGCAAGCTCCTCAGTTATACGATATGGGTAAACTGCATCGCCAAATGTTAGAAGTTCTTGGCATTCAGGATGCTGATGACATCATCAAGCTACCAGATGATATCAAGCCAGCAGACCCAGTAACAGAGAACATGATGATCCTGAAACAAGAGCCAGTAAAGCCGTTCAAGTATCAGGACCACGAAGCCCATATTGCTGTTCACATGGCAGCGGCACAAGACCCGAAGATCATGCAAATTGTTGGTCAGTCTCCGTTTGCTGCGCAAATTCAACAGGCAATGGCAGCACATATCACAGAACACGTTGCGTTCCAGTATCGCCGCGAGATCGAAAAGATGCTTGGTGTTGAGATGCCAAATGAAGACGAGCCTCTGCCACAGGATATTGAAGTGCAGGTATCAAGGCTTGCAAAAGAAGCAGCAGAAAAGTTACTTCAGAAAGATCAGGCAGAAGCGCAGCAGCAGCAAATTCAGAAGCAGCAGCAAGACCCAGTGGTCCAAATGCAGCAACAAGAGTTGCAGCTTAAAGCAAAAGAGCTTGAGCATAAGATTCAAATGGACACTCAGAAGTTGCAGCTTGATGCAATGGCAAAAAGTTCAAATGCACAAATTCAAGTAGAGCGCATTGCGGCAGAGAATCAACGTGAGGGTGCGCATCTGGGGGTCAAGCTTGC